GAATAACGCGGGTGATACTGGCCTCGAATCTGCCGTTAATCAGAAGGGAAAAGCTTTTGATAATCTAGTAAGAAAAAGCCGACAACTGGTCTTGGTATCAGAGTCATCGAATTCAGACGATCAAAACGAGGCCCGCGCAAAATGGGAGGCCAATATACGAAAAGCGCGCGGCTTGGTTTATTCGGCAGTAGTTAAAGGGTACAATGTAGATAATACCGATGACAATTCGGAGCTGTGGCAAATCAACCGCTTATATCAAATTGTCGATGATTATCTTGGGAAATCTGAACCTATGCTATGCAATTCTGTCACGTTTACGCTTGATGCGAATGGTGGCGAAACTACAGCGTTATCATTTGTTGACCAGAAAGCGTATAGTTTAGAGCTTGACAAACCCGAAACAAGTAAAACAGCCGATTTGGTACTATTCTGATGAAAGCAATAAAAGATTTATTGAGATGGGCGCGCATAACCAGCACTGGTTCAGACGATAAACAGTTTGCAACGCAGCAAATGGAATACCTTGGAAAAGTTGCCGATGGGTTAATTGTGTTCCCGTACGGAATACACGGCAACGTTCCCGCTGATTCTTTAGCACTAATGTTTTCAGTTCAAGGAAATCCAGATAATAGAGCGGCCATCGCTTGGACACCTAAAGATAGACCAAAGCTTGCAGGCAGTGAGGTGGCGTTTTACCATCCACCTACAGATGCGTTTATAATATGGCGGGCAAACGGTGAGCTTGATATTGAAACTGGAACGGGTGGCACAAAAGATATAAATATCAAGGCGGCAAGCGTAAACATTACAGCAAATGTGAATATTGTTGGTGATACAACATTCACGGGCACAGTTAAAGCGAATGGTAAGGTCATTGATGATACGCATCAACACGCTCAGCCCAATGATTCAGCTGGTAATTCAGAAGCAACTATTACAGGGGTGTTATAATGGCAAATGACACAGACGCAGTGTTAACAGTAGATCCAGCTACCCAGATGCACGATATATCTATTGACACAAATGGCGATATTTTGACAGATGATTTTTTTGACACTAGTCTATTGTATAGTTTGTTAGGCGAGCGTCGCGCCGCACCATCTGAAGTAGTCGAACCGCAGCTTAGACGTGGATGGATAGGTAACGAGGGAAAGGATTTTGAAAACGGCTCAAAGCTATGGTTATTTGAACAGGCTCGCATTACGCGCTCTAATCTGAATCGTATCGAGGACGAAGCGCGAAAATCGTTGCAGTGGTTAGTTGACGATGGCTTTGCAGTATCAATTGATGAAGTGACATCTACAGTAAAAAACGGTAAAATAACACTTGAGATTATAATTCGTCGTAGTCGATCAAGGGTTGAGCGACGCTTCTTAGATTTGTGGCAGAATACAGGGATACGCTAAATGACTATTGAAATACCAAAAACAGCGGCAGAAGTTGAAAACAGGGCAAAAGCAGACGTCCAGCGAGAGCTGCCTGAGTCTAATCCATTCCTTAAAAATTCTTGGCTGAATGCATTAATAACTTCATCTGCAAATCGTCAGTTTGATTTTTATACCCAACTTGAAGCCGCAATTGTTCAAAACTTCATGGACACAGCGACAGGAAATGAGCTTGAACGCTGGGCGGCTATATGGGGTAAACAGCGACTAGCCGCAACACAGGCCACTGGCAATGTTGTTGCAACAGGCACAGCGGGCGGAACTATCCCAGCTGGAACAGTGCTAACGACGCCTGACGGCAATTATACATCAACCAGTAGTACTACTATTTCAGCTCAATCTGTTAGCGTGTCAAGCATTACGCGTTCAGGACAGATTGCAACCGTAACAACTACTAGCGATCATGGACTAGCAAATAATGTGCCAGTTACTATATCAGGCGCCGTAGAGACTGAATACAATGTTACTGATATAACAATTACTGTCACAGGATTAAACACGTTTGAATATCAGATCACAGGGACGCCCTCAACGCCCGCAACCGGCACTATCTTGGCCGCGTTTACCTCTGCCAGCGTTGCCGTTCAATCTGTATTATTTGGCGCCGCTACTAATTTGGACGCAGGTGAACAATTATCGTTGCAAAGCCCAATTGTTAATGTAGATGATTCGTTAACCGTTGATTTTGGGGCAGTTGGCGGCGGTACAGACCAAGAAAGCGACGCATCGTTAAGGCTTAGAATGCTTGACAGAATACAAAACCCAGTCGCGCATTTTAATGAGTCAGATATTATTGATAAAGCCAAAGAAGTGGCGGGCGTTACTCGTGTATTCGTTCAAAAAGCAGGCACAGTTATCGGTACTAGTTCTGTTTCATCAATAACTAGAGTCGGCAATGTTGCAACAGTGACGTTATCAACACCGCTAGATATATCAAGCGGTCAAGCGGTAACAATTACAAGTGCGGATCAAAACGATTATAACGTTACAAACTCAATTATCTTAGTGGAATCAACGACTGTGTTTCATTATGTAGTAGCAAATGATCCGGCAACTCCAGCCACTGGTACTATCAGCTCATCAATATCTATCGCGCTGGGCACAGTGACGACTTATTTTATGCGTGATAATGACGCAGACCCAATACCGGCATCATCTGAAGTAACAACGGTTAAAAATAAAATATTAGAAATAGTGCCAGCAAATACCGCCAATATTGATGTTGTTGTTGCAGCTCCATCGGCTGTTACTGTTGATTTTACATTTACTGATTTAAACCCGAACACGTCTACAATGAAGAGCGCTATCACTGCTAATTTACAAGCTTTCTTTGCAGAAGATACAGAAGTTGGCGTTAATATTGATCAGGATGCGTATCGCTCAGCAATTTTTAATACTGTTGATACAGATACAGGCGATGAAGTTAAAACGTTTACATTGAGCGCCCCCTCTGGTGACGTCACAATAACTACCGGCGAAATAGGTGTATTAGGAAATGTGGTATTCAGTTAATGTCATTATTTGAGCGTAGAGATTTAGAACAATATACAGATAGTCTGGCCGACTATTTGCCTGGAGGCATTCTATTTGCATCGGCTCACGTATCTGATAGTAATTTTAGGAAGCTTCTTCGAGGCATGGCGGGTGAATTATTTCGCTCAAACGGACTATTAATAGAATATAGCGAGCAGATTTTACCAGATCAAACCATTAAATTTATTGAAGAATGGGAATCAGCACTGGGTATTCCCGATGATTGCTTTACAGCCACTGGATCGCTAACAGATCGACGGCGTGATATATTAGTCAAATTAGCCTCTCTTGGCGTGCAAACAGTGCAGGATTTTGTCGATTTAGCTACAACATTAGGCGCTACTGTCACCGTAAACTCGGGCATTGATGAAATAACATTTCCTTTAGTGTTTCCAATCGTGATGTTTAAAACAGTTAAGGAAGCAAGATTCACTATAGTTGTACGATTTACAGTACAAGCAGCAAATCGATTTCCGTTAGTTTTCCCAATAACTTTTGGTGATGGCACTATTGCATTATTAGAGTGCTTATTTACTAAGCTAAAGCCGGCTAATTGTGATATTATATTTAAACAAGTATAAGGATTAAAAAATGTTAGATTTAAATGACAAGGTAACAGGGAGCACATTAACTGCTGCCGAATGGAATAACGTTCCAAGTGAAATACAAAATGTTATTGAAGGATTGGGTATTACGCTATCGGGCGGTGATCTAAACCAGCTGGGTAAAGCAATCGCAGGCTATGTAGCTAACGGAACATTTTACGCTGATAGTGGCGCGGCCAATGCATATGTGCTGTCGACTGTCGGCTCTAAACAATCACCAACAGCATACACTGACGGTCTAGAGGCGGAGTTTATTGTAGGAAATACTAACACTGGGTCATCAACTGTAAATGTTGCGGGGCTAGGTGTTAAAAATATAGCATCCAGCTCATCTGCGGGTGCCCTCACTGCAGGTGATATTGTTAGACTGCGATATAATATTACAAATGGAGATTTTGATATTGTCGGAGGTATTGCGACACAAGCGGAAACGAATGCCGGAACTGTTGATAATCGTTTTGTAACACCGTTAAAAATGCGCTTTGGGTTTTCTTCACTTTTTGCAACTAACGGATATATTATTTTTCCGTCGTGGCTAGGAGGGGTTGTGATCCAGTGGGGCTTATTCGTTGCTGCTACTAGCGAAACAACACATAATTACCCTATAGCTTTTCCGTCTCAGGATTTTCAAGTCTATGCAACAGACGCAGGGACATCAACAATAGATCAAATTTCAGTACAAAAAATATCAACTAGCCAATTTAAATCTAAAGCAGCCGCTGGTACTCCGGGATTCGCTTTTTTAGCAGTGGGGACTTAATATGAAAATAACATTAAAATCAGATGGACGTTTTGAACATTGGTGGCCGTTAGGCAACGCTCCAACTAATGCAATTGATATTCCAAAACCAGATGCGCTGGAGCTGTCACAAAATCCGCAAACTAAAAAATATGACATTGCTACTCAAACAGTGATTAATTATATACCGCCGTTTGTTCTAGTTGATGCTCAAAATAAGAAGCGCGTAGAAATTAGAACGGCATTTAATAACGCCTCTACGTCGAATGTTACCGACAATAACGGCGTAGATTGGGACGGCGGATTTGAAAGTGCCATTAAATTAGACGCGGCTAAACGCCTAGCGGAAACAGCACAACAAACAACAGTCACGCTGTACGACAACAGCAATACGCCGCATAATCTTTCTATTGCCGACACGACAGGCGTTGTGTTGTTAGTAGCTAATGCATATCAAATTGAATTAGCTAAACGCAATGATTTATATAGTCAAATTGACGCGGCATCGACGCAATCAGAACTGGACTTAATCGCCTGGTAAAAAACAAATGACACTAAAAGACTGGACACAATGGCTAATTAAATCTATATTTTTAGCAACACTACAAATACCTTTACTTTTATTAAGCATTGTAGTGGTGCCTCTTGCTATTCTGTTTGCTAAAGATACGGGGGAGTCTATTCCATTTAGAAATCCAGCAAACAAAGGCAATTGGAAAATGCGAAAACTCCCAAACTGGGCTTGGATCTGGTCAAACGATCATGATGGAACACTGGGAGACAAGCGGGGGTGGTGGGCCAAGCGGTGGGATTTTAAGCCTGAAAGGTTTCTGCCTCAACTTGTATGGTTAATATGGCGTAACCCTGTTAATAACTTGAGAAACACTAAACTGTATTCGTGCCCTGTTTCGATATGTGATATTTCTTATATTGGAAAGTATGTGGTTTCTGACAATATAGGAAGAGAAGGTTGGCAGTTTGTTAAAGCAACGTCAAGAGATACGGGTCAAGCATGGTATGGGTTTTATGCTTTCTGGCTGTATCCTTGGTCGAACCGAATAGGGTTAAGAATTAGAATTGGGTTTAAAATCAAGCCGAGCCATGATTCAACAACTGAAAACAAAGGCTTTGCTTTCACTATGTCACCATTTAAGGATGCGTTATGATGATTAGAGTAAAATTACAGATGTTACAGGTATTGATAGCAATAGACCAATTATTATCAACAGTGATAGGACTGGTCTTGCTGCTGGCCGTAAACAGAATTCATTATGCCGATGAAACATTTTCAGCACTTTGCTATAGAATGCGAGAAAAAAATACGCTATGGCTTAAATCATATCATTTCATAAATTTGCTATTTTTTCTTCAAGAGGATCATTGCAAAGGCGCATATATGAGCGAAGTTGAACGAAGACAACTTCCAGGTGAGTATAGATAATGGATTGGGTTAAGACACTAGCAACAATCGCGCCAACGATCGCAACAGCGTTTGGCGGCCCAATGGCGGGCATGGCTGTAAACATGGCAGCTAAAGCGTTAGGCGTTGAATCAAGCGAGCAGGCAGTTAGTGAAGTTATTTTATCAGGCAATCCTGATGCGTTAATGAAACTCAAACAAGTTGAAAATGATTTTAAAATAGAATTAAAAAAACTTGACATTCAGCTAGAATCATTAGTCATCGACGATAGAAAAGATGCACGCGGACTCGCTAAAACAGATATGCGCCCTCACATTGTCATTTCGATTGTATTTATTGTCGGTTATTTTACGTTGGCTTATTTTCAAGCCACAGGTCAAATAAACCTTGACGCGATGGTATTTGGTGTGATAACGGCCGCCATGCCTATGATATTACAATTCTGGTTTGGCTCAAGCCACGGGTCTAAGCAAAAAGACAAATGAATCAATTAATAGAACGCATTAAGCGGCACGAGGGTCTTAGACTAAATCCATATAAAGATACGGTTGGCAAACTAACAATCGGTTATGGTCGAAATCTAGACGATAACGGTATTACGCAAGAAGAAGCTGAAATAATGCTTATCCATGACATACTTATCGCGGCAAACTCGGCTTCACAATTCCCATGGTATCGTAAACTGGATACGGACAGACAAGGCGTTATTATCGAGATGATATTTAATATGGGCTTGCCGAGGGTACTTGGTTTTAAAAAGATGATTAAGGCCCTAAGCGAAGATGATTATAAAGAAGCTGCAATACAGATGATGGATAGTCTATGGGCACATCAAGTCGGAAATAGAGCAAAAACCCTTTCTAATATTATGTACGAATAGTGTATAATTAAACATGACAACATTACTGCAGGATACTAAATGTGGCCGACACAATAAAATTTATAGCGTTTGTTGCGGCCGTGTTAGCTGTTGTAATAAGAATTTATTATGCTGTTAAAAAGGTTAAATTACGTGAAAGAGAATATATCGCAAATTGCTCAAGACATTACGAACAATGCCAAAACTGCCGCGACCATATCAGGTGCAACAGTAGGAACAGGAATTAGTACAATTCTGGAATGGCTACCGGAAAACATAGGCTGGATAGCATCGTCAATCGGTGCCGTATTATCATTAGTTTTAATTTTTACGTCGATTAGACGTGATATGAGAGACCAAGCAAGATTTAATGATGAAAGGAATAAATAGAAGCCGCCCGCATCCTTGTAGAAAAACCGCTAACATCCTTGCCAGCGGTAATATTTTAATTATTATTTAATATCGCCAACAGCCTCATCACTATCAATTGATGGAGCCTCTATAATTTGCACATCACGACCAAGCAACTGACTAATGCGTTGTTGTTCATTCTTTTTACCGAGCATTTCTTGTACCGCTAAAGCTTCTTTACGCAACGCCTGGCGCTTTTCAGTAAGCCGATAGCTTTCTTGTTCCAATTCTTTTACAGACATTTGTTCCAATGATTTTGACATGTTATACCCCTACTAAAGTTTAAAGATTTTATTTGCGCCGGTGTCCCAGTTTAGATTTATATCACCGCCATTTGGAGTGACTGGCAAACCAGTTGCTGTGTCAATATAAGCAATCAAACGCGATGTTGTTTCGGTTCCCGTATCTTGATACAGAATGATAGCTTCAATGCTTGCACCTGACACCGCACTAAATACAACGTTAGCAGCGCCAGCAACGCCAAGCGCCTTTGTTTTTGAGCTTAAAGCTGCAGATATCGCGATACGGGAACTCGCAGCAACATCGCTTAAAAACTGATGCGTATCAATTGATACTGTGTACGCTCCAGTGTCTACCGCAATGACTTTGATTGCGTCTAAATCCCAATCAATATCGCTGCCCAAAAAACCCTCACGACCTAGGCCGTATAAACTATTTGCCATTATTAACTCCTAATTTTAGCTCTAATATAATCATCCCATTGCGCTGTTAGTCCATCGCCCTGGGCCGTTAGTTGTAGTCTGTACCTATCGCCATCTGTTAATACTATAGATGGATCTAACAATACGCGATAGCATCCGTTCGTACCTGAAACATAACTTAGTGTAACTGGCCAAGTTTCACCAACTACATCCACGCCCTGCGAATCCTGCAATGTTGCAACCACTGTTGCTGAATTAACGAATGTATTAGTCACGGCATTATGCAGTCCGTTTAATTCTAACATATTGCTGTTTGCAATCAGTAAGATATTTTCAGTTGACATTGTTTATTTCTCTTTTTCCTGTTAGCGCTGCTTCAACATTTTTTGTTGCGTTTAATCCTGTTTTAGCTTCAATTATTGCAGCTAGCCACCCCATTATTTCAGCACCACCAATAATGTTGACCTGGCCGAATTGTTCACCACTTGCAATACCACTGGCCGTAATAATTGATGTATCATTTAGGATTATAACATTACCCACCGCTTCAATGCTACTAATTCCGCTTGGAGCGATAATCATTGCCCCTGGGGAAATAGACACTGCCCCAAACGCTTCACTACTTGGAATCCCGCTGGTAGATATATCTACGCTTCCGGCTGTTAATGTTGCGCTGCCGAATTGTTCATCACTTGCAATCGACGCTAGAGCAATATCAACGCTTCCGGCTTGTACAGTAGCAGATCCGACCGCCTCATCACTGTTAATGCTAACTAAATTAATATTTATAGTGCCAGTTTGAATGATTGGACTTCCAAACGCTTCATCGCTAGTTAACCCCGTAGGACTAATTGACACGGGCCCAGGCTGCACTTGTGCGCCACCAAATGCTTCACCGCTCGATATACTACTGAGCGTTAACGTAACTGCTCCTGTTTGCACAGTGGCTGACCCAATGGCTTCAGATGATGAAATACCCAGTGGAGATATATTAACTGAACCTGCTATGATTGACGCGCTACCGACGGCCTCGCTTGATAAAATAGAGTTTAAATTAATGCTGACAGAACCTGGAGAAATAGATGCCGCCCCGAATGCTTCAGCACTCGCTATTCCTGAAGCGGTTATTGATTGTGCTGCACCACCAGTTGCACCCTTTAATCGTATCCGTGATAGTCTCATGCGGGGATTAGGAATTGATATGGGTTAGATGATAAAGAGACAGCTTCGCTTTCGCTTAAATCCCGCGCATACCCTTGAAGGCAAAAAGCTATTCCTTTGAAATTATCAAGTGAAGTGCCGCGGCTCGTTGACCAGATGAACCGCCGCATAAACGCAACCCCACTTTGTTCGGCTTGCCAAGTTCCAGTAGTAAATGTTTGCTGGCCTATGACCTTCCCGTCCAGCGCTATAATAACATCACCCGTGACCTCATTCTTGCTTAAAACCAATCTATGCCTTTGTCCTATCACAATAACGTTGGTGATTTTCAAACTCTCAGTAGTCGACCCTTTGTCAACCAGATAAGAAACCGATGTGCCGCCGTCTGTTAAAAACAATAAGTGTCCTATGGTATATGAAGAATCTCGTGTATCTATAAACGTATTTCGTCCGTCTGCGTCATACGTTCCCGTTGCGACAAAATCAAACACAAAGCTAAAGTTACTGTTGAAAATAGAAGCAGCTGAACCACCATCGTGCAACTTCCACCCGCAGTCTGTAGACGTTCCGCTCGCTCCTGCCACATCTTGCCCGACAGCTCCGCGCACTTTCAGCCCCAGCGTTCCCCACTTGTCTGCTGTCCATTCTTGTACTAGATGTTTGCTGTGATGCGCGTTTGGCAGAATAAAGAGTTTTAGTTTGTCAGTGATCGAGTTGCTCCAATCAACTTTCACATTCCCAACCGGCTTCCTGCCATGGTAATACAAGCTTGGCATCTCAAAGCGAGAGTCTGGCAGTATTAGGTCAGCCATTGTTTAAGCCTTCGTATTGTATGACTTTGGCGTTACTTTAAGCGTTGTCGTACCTGTTGTGCTCTGCCCTGTATCATTCTCAATGTAAAATTCTTGGTCGATAGTCAAAGGAATATCTGTTAATGATATGTACTGAGCCGTTGTTACTAAGTCCACAGGGAAAGAGCCAACATAAGTATTCTTAAAGTTAGCGTCTGGCACTGTTGCATCATTCGTGCCATCAATATTCATATCCCGCCTATATAAATGAAACGCCGCCCCTGCTGCTGGTGCAGTACCCATTGTTACAGTCAAAACAGCATCTCCCAGCGGGGCATAGTCTGTTTGTGTTAATGCTGTAATCGTTGCACCATTAAACGCAGTATTTGCGATGGCAGAAGTATCACTTATTACTGTTGTTTGTGTGCCGTATTCAAATAGACCAGCTCCTGTTGTAATAGCCATTAGTTACGCTCCGCTTGTGCTAGACCTGTTGTTACTGTTATGCCTAACTCATCAGCCCTAGATATTGTTGTATCGCCCATCGCTAATACAGCCGCTTTGTTCGTTGCTGTAAAGCCAGGGATTAACGTATCAGCCACCAAGCCATCAAGGATATTAGTTAGCTTGGCCTCAATCATAGGATTGGAAATATCAAACTGATCAAATAAAGCCAGCGCTCTAGTAGCGACTTGGCAGGCATCACTTGATCCCGCTTCGATAGGAAGTAATAAATCAACTAGCATTAAATACTGTTGAATATCATGGACAGGAATAGGCCTCTTACTCGCTATTACCTTAGCGTTTAACGAGTTAGCCACTTGCTCATCTGTCATTGCTGAATAACCCACACTGTTTGGGTCATTTGTTAATTCATCACTTAATATGCTCATTCACACCACCCTTTACGTTTTTTGCCTAGATACAACCGACCTAAACCCGCTTCAATTAATAATTTGTCCAAGCCAACACCATCAACGTAAACCCAGGCATCAACACGGCCACCATATTTATCTGCACCAACCACATCGACTAGAACATTCTCTTTTTCCAGCGCTTTAATAACAAAATCACGCGCCTGTATTGCCTTTTCATTTTCACTTTCACACTTAGCACGATAACCCAGCTCCGGTGTATCAACTCCCAGCACCCGAACAGAACTAGTAACATGCTGATTAATCCAAATATTAAAGCGAGCCGTAAATGTGTCGCCATCATATACCCTCATAATTTCTGGTTTCATGGCCCAATTTGCACCCACTGATTGAGATGCAAATATAAGCAGCATTAAAAGTATCCGCATCATCCTAGATATGCCTCTCGCATACTATTAACAATGTCATCAGCGTGAGCGGAGCTAATAGCGTGGTCTTCCATATCGTGTATTACCCCTTGCAGATTAATAATGGTTAATGCTGCTAATTTGGGATTAGACTCAGCCACCCTTATCAAGTCCTCGATCTTCTCTCTATCTTCATCTGTCATTGCCTGATACATCCCTGTTTCCTTTTAATGCTTTATATTAATTAATTTTACACTACTCGAGCGAAATAAACAATAAGCATGCAAAACAGGCTTATCCAAACCACAGCCCAAGATAACAAGAAAAAAATCGTCATTAACGTTTGGGTTTTGTAACTTGCAGATACGCCTGCAATCATAACGACAAATATGCTCGATAAACCGCTAACGAGCCCAATTAGGAATACTGTGTTTAATATGCTCATTTATAATCCTCGCCGCACGCGCCATTTTTTAAACTCTTTCAACACAGGGCCGTATTCCGTTGGTTGAAATATTAATGGTTTGCCATTAGGTTGTAAAAAAGTCACGCCATCCCCCTGGTTAAATTCAAAACTCCAGCGTTGGCCGTTCACGTATATTTTACCAAAATATGAGCCTTCTTTTTCATTTGTTTTTTTCATTTTTTTATCCTAAATAAATGTGAATAGTCAACTAAAGTTTCTTTCCAGTCTTGGCCTTCTAGATCACACATTCCTACATTTCTCCCCATTCCACCACTACCCCACCAATCTGAATGTTTATCTGGCATGTCCGAATAATTGACTATCCGACCATCCGCATCCGTCGCAACAAATGGCATAGTAATAGTTATATCCATTCCAAAGTATTGAACTTGTTTTCCTAGTAATTTCATCTTTATACCATCTTTTTCTTTTTTAAAAACATGAAGCTATCTTCTATGCCCTGTAGCCCTAGATATTGTTGTCCTACTAACATTATATTTTTTAGCTAATGCCCTATCGCTAAGGGCTGCCAGCTCCTTTCGTAGCTCGGCCCTTCTCTCATAAGCAATAGATATTTCTATTAATTCAGGTGGTGTTAGGTTTCTAAATCCGTAACCTATTTTCATTTTAACCTCCAATAATCTTTATGTGCCCGCTTTGTCATAAGCTCTCTGAACTTTCTCAAAACATTCCGAGCTTATTTCATAGTAGTCACCTAGACATCTAGCTTGCATCATTAAACCCACAAGCAGGCATTTGTAGAAGACTGCTTCTTTTGCGTTTTTAATCATCAGTTTTCTTAATTCTTCATCTTTCATTCAAACCTCCTTAAATCGCATAACAACAAAATCAATCCTACCGCTAAAGCGTGGGACTTGTTTAAAGTGTTATATTTCTATCATTCCGTCTTCATGAGGAACAACATTTTCAGAATAGACGCTATATTTTGTAAGTATATATCTCTTTCCAACAACATCAGACCCTCTCCCTTTTTCATAATCTTCATCACTCAAGGCAATAGCGCAACCAACATAGGGATCAATGTCTATAATTGCCCCATTACCAGTTTCGGCTATGCAAGTGTTTCTTTCTTTATCGTAACTTTTTATTACAATTTCAATAGGTAACATTTCAATATCTCCAATAATTTATAACAACAAAATCAATCCGTCCGCTAAAGTGCGGGGGTTATTCGTCAACACACTTCAAATAGGCCGCCATGGCGCTGCTTAGTGTCATTTTCTTGCCGCCTGTAGTTACCATATCAAACGTACTTGGCGCACCAAAGCCCGCCCTCATATTCGTGACGGTATTGGTGTTGAATGAAAATACTTCACCATCCCTGATGTCTGTGCATATCTTTGTTTTGTTTTCGTCTTCTTCGCTTAACTCAGTTCTTGCAGTACACCCAACAAACAACAAAACAATTAAAGCTATACTCAAAGTTTTTAGAATTTTTATTCCTGTACCATCTTTAGTTTTGTGTTTCATAAACGCTATATCCTCTTTGTGTATGACTCATTGTATCAAACTATTTTAAAAAATAAAACATAAATATTAAATTAT